AGCGTTTGCGAAAAATGCCGACGCCGCGCCCCACCACCCGACAAGAAGGCCGGCCACCGACGGACCTATCAAACGCGATCCGTGAAACACTGATCTATCGAGAGCAACGGCTGCGGCGATCTCATCGCGCTTCACCAACTCCGGCACGAGCGCACTGATAGCCGGCATTTCGTAAGCGAAAGCAATCCCCAGGAGAAGCGCAAAGAAAATAATGTGCCAGATGCGAACGTGGCCGCTCATCACCAGGAATCCCAATGCCACAGCGAAGATGATTTGCGCAATTTGCGTGGCCACCAGGATCTTGCGCTTGTCCCACCGGTCGGCCAATGAACCTGCCATCGGAGCAAGGATCAACGCCGGTAAGCCGGCAGCGAAGTTCACGAGCCCAAGCAGAATCGCCTTGTTCGTAAGCCCGCTCATCACCCAGCTCTGCGCCATCATCTGCATCCACGTGCCGCTGTCGGAAATGAGCGAACCGATGATGTATCGGCGAAACGGCCCCTGACGTAGCAGCGCCAGCGACTTCGATCCCGCCCATTTTTCCTGAGGCTTCATCGCAGACACTCATAACCGAATGCTCCTTAACCGCAATGAAGCCGATTGAATCCTCGCGGACTTGCGCTGTCAGTCCGTTCGGCACGGAAGCCGAAAAGAGGCGGACGGTTCAAAAAACGGCGGTGTAACCGAGATAAATGAATGGAATGGGTGGCACACGGTGGAGGAATGGGTCAGAAAGTGGTCGCGAAATGGTAACCGCGCAAGCTGCGCGGAGTGGTCGCGGAGGGCGGGCGGATTAGTCGCGGAAGCCGGATCGACGGATAATTTTGCGGCCGCTTTTGGGTTTAATCCTGGGCGCCGAGCCAACCGGGTCGCCGATAATTGTAGGTGCTGGAGTTTCGCGGGCGGGTCCGGATCTGAAATGAGGTCTGCATTTCCCAAAGCAGAATGCAACGGCTAATCTAAACGCGATCGCGAAAGCGTCTGTAGTCGAGCTACCGATCGCAACGGCACGCGATCCAACAAAATCTCCGGTGCCACTAACGGCCGCGGCGCTGGCGGCGCTGCCGGCCGTGTTCCACACCGCGACGACGATCACTGCAGATGTACCGGAACCGGCAGCGACGACGACGGTACCCTTGGTGCTCGAGGATCTCGCGTGAACTGAGGATGCGCCGGCAGAGCTGCCCCTCGTCTTCCTGATGCTCGATGCAACCGATGTTCCTGAGCCCGCGCCGGCGGAGCTCGCAACAGCCTTCCTGATTGCGACGGCGGCCGCTGCCACAGAGACCGAGCCGGATGAGCTCGCCACAGTGTTCCAGATTCCAACGGAAACAATTACAGACGAGCCGGTCCCAGCCGCGCTGGCGTCAGCAGAAACAATCGTAATCACGCTACCGACGTCTTCGCCGTCAGCGCTCGCGGATCCAGCTCCCTCGGAGCTTGCGACAGCGGCAGCGATCGCGATGCCGACAACAGAGTCAGTGGCAACGCCGTCTGAACTTGCGGCAGCGGCAGCGATCGCTCGGCCGCCAACCGAATCAGCGGCGGCTCCGGACGCGCTTGCGTCTGATTGTTTCGTAGCGCCAGTAACAATAGAATCAGTGGCGGCGCCGGCTGAGCTCGCGACGGAATCCGCGATCGCTGTGGCGATAATAGAATCGGTGGCAGCTCCGGCCGAAGATCCAACGCCGTCCCAGACTGCAACTGCGCTGCCCGGATCGAAAATATCTGAAGCGGCTAGCTGGACCGAATCCCAAACGGAGGCATACGCGATAGCAGACGAAGCAAGCAGGAACTTATTGGCATTCGCGGTTGCGGTGCCGTCCGAGATTCTGACATAATTATCACCGCTCGACGGCCTACGCGATCCGGCAACAGCAAATGCCGCCTCTATAGTCTCGTCGGAGCCACTACCAGCTCTGTAGTGAAGCCAGAGCGAATAGGTGGTTCCAGCGACCATGGCGGCGACCGTGGTTTGGGTTTTGGCAGTGGATTGATCGCGGATATTGATCGTCCCACTGGCATTCACTCGAACCCCGAATAACTGGGTCGCGCCATTAAAAAACCTGACAAGATCCCTGATAACGGACGGCAGGGTTTCCATCTTTACCTGACACGCGAACCACAGCTCGGAGTGATTTAGCGCATTTCCGGAATCATAAGTAGCGACCGCTGCGGATGGGTTTCGTAGCGATTGAGCGCCGACTAACGGGAGTGTCGCGTAATCGAAGTCTGATGATGCTCCAGACCATCCACTGGGCGCTCCTGATCCTTCAAACCCCTCGTCGATAAATGGGCTGGTGCCGTCATTCGGAGACCGGCCAACGCCGGCAGCGCTCCCAACACTCGCGGCGATCTTACTGGATACACCAAGCGCCGTCCCAGTGTTAAGAAGCGAGGACGCATCGAGCCAGAGTTTTAGCCCGCTGACCGAAGATGGATCGACCGCCGTTCCACCGGCCACAGTTAACGCGCAGCGATCGGCAAAATATTTTTCGAGGTTCGCCCTGTTGGTGCCGCTCAGTGCTGAGTCGTAGGCAAGGATCGCAAACTGCCAGCCGCAAAAACGATTCGCAACGGTGTCCGATGGGTCGCGCCCGAGGATAAGCGTACCGAGGCCGGCGGTGCCGGCATCGCCTGTGATAACTTGGACGCCGTCCACGTAGCCGGCGCTCGACGCGCCGTTAAAGACCATCGAAAACACATGGAAAGCATTTTCGTAATGGGAGGCGCTTTTTAGCTCGGTGCCGGCAAAAGCATCAAGTTTGCTGGTTGAATTTTCGAGTCCAAAAAACGAGCGCGGCCCTGCGGTGCAGTCCAGGAACCGGCCGCCGCCGGCGAAGCCGCCGATCTCGTTGGCTACGACGATGAGCGTAGTCGGCTGCGCGGCAATCAGCGTGCCGATTGCTTCCAAATAGAGGCCGGTGGCTGGGAAGGGCCAGGAAATCGCAGGCAGCCCGTTCAGAACGTTCTTTGCTACGAGAGGCCGTTTCGAGCTATCGATTTGACTGATGCTGTACGCGGTCGCGCTCTTGTCTCCCCATTGCTGTAGGAGATCGGCATCGTTGTAGCCGGAAGTGCCGGTTCCATCCCACAGCGCGGCTCCGGCTAAGCTTGAAGTGGCTACACCGGCAGAGCTGCCGTCAGCCTCAACGACAGTGGCGCTCGACTCGAGCAGATAGAACGACGAACCATCTTCAAGCAGATAGCGATCCGCGTTTTCGAGTAGGTATCTTTCAACAGCCACATTCGTTAGGGGTTGGTTGGGACTCGCTCCACGCTCCAGCTGGTCAGTTCAAAACTTTGCGTGGCGGTTTGGGTGGAAGGGCAGATCATGGCAACAGTGACAGCTTTCGAGCCGGTTTGATCGGACGCGCTCTGCTGCACAACACGCTGGTCGCGGGCCAGAACCTCAGCGCCGGACGTACCAAGCGCAGCGTTTGTCGAGCAGACGAATCTCGCGTGCATCCAGGCGGATCCAGAATTTTTAATTCCGAACGTCGCTTCGATTTCCACAGGGTTTCGGTCGGTTGCCGATATTGCGACCGAAGAGCCAAGGGTCAGATCCGCGGTGAGAGTTCCAAGCGAGCATCGGGCGGTGTAAGTCCTTGTTCCGCCGGAATTGTTAATGATCGCGCCCTTCACCCTGATGTGGACGGTATCGCCTGCGGAAATCGTAAGCGTCTTGGTAGCCAGTGTGGCTCCAGGAGTGAGAAGGAGCGTTATCGTGCTGTTAGGCGCATCGGCGTTAGTGTTGCCCGCGCCGTTTGCTTGCATGTAGGCAATGAGCTGAGCGGCGGTCAGTTTCTTCGACGCGCCAGATTCGTTGATAGCAAATTCGTTCGCTGCGGCTTCAGCCGCGGCTCCGGTCAGCGCGCTAATCTTGGTATCAGCCATTGGTCGGAACCTTCTCCACGCTCCAGCTGATCAGCTCAAAACTTTGCGTGGCGTTGTTGGCGCTCGAGAACATGGCGACAGTCACAGCCTTCGAGCCGGTTTGATCGGTCGCTGCTTGCTGGACAACTTTTTGGTCGAGCACAAGGATCTCAGCTCCAGACGTGCCGAGTGCGGCCGCGGTGCTCCCAGTGAATCGGGCGTTCATCCATGCGGAATTGGAAGCCTTGATTCCGAACGTCGCTTCAATCTCGACAGGCACACGGTTTGTCCCGGACGCGGCTACAGTCGTTCCCCAGGTCAGGTCAGCGGTCAGCGTTCCAAGCGAGATCCGGACAGCGTAAGTTTTTGTGCCGCCGGAATTGTTCAGGATCGAGCCCTTCACCCTGATGTGGCAGGTATCGCCGGCGACAAACGTGATCGTCTTTGTTGCCAGCGTTGCCGGAGCTCCGGTGAGAACGTTAATCGCAATCGTCGAGTTCGGAGAGTCGGCATTGGTGTTGCCGGCGCCGTTCGCCTGCGCGAACGCGAGGAGCTGCGCGACAGTCACTTTCTTGGACGTGCCGGCCTCGTTGATTGCGAGCTCGTTCGCCGCGGCTGCTGCACTTGCAGCGGTCAGCGCGCTAATCTTGGTATCAGCCAAGGTTTAATCCTCGGTGATAGTGGACGTCGTTTTCAGTCGCGGAATCACACCGACTGCCATGGTGATATTTGGTGTCACTGTGCCGCTGTAGAGCAGCTTGTTCGACGTTCCGGTGCCGACGGAGAAATGGGTGATTGCCGCGCCTGGCGACGCCGTGCATTCGCCGAAGTCGATGTTTGCCGCAGGGCTCACGCTATTCGCGGTCACTGTCCAGCCGCCGGAATTGCGATTTACTGCCACACGCGCGTAACCGGTGTAAGCAGTCTCGTTTGTGCTTTGCGTGCCTGATTCGCCCGGGTCCGATGTGTGCAGCGCGACGGTGAGCGTTGTCGCTGGCGACGTGCCGGTGTTGTCGGCCAGGTTGGCGATCGCGGTGGCATTGAAGATCAGCTTAAGAAGATCGTTCTCGAACGTGTCGCCCTTACTGCAATAAGCCTCCACGCCCTGCGGAAGAATAGCGCGGTAGGAACGGACAATGCGCTCCGCCCTCCAGAGACAGAAGGCGAACAGTAGAGACTTATACGCGCGTAAAATGAGTCGGCTCACGTGGCTTTGGTAATGGCGAAATCGGATCATGGCTTCGAGCTTCGCCGAGGCTATGTCGAGCCGGCATGGCGCACAGCGACAATTGCGCGTGAATTGAAAGGGAATCGTCAGGCGGGCAGCCTGACGGCCGAGTTAAGCAGGATGCGTGACTTCCACAGGCAGCGGGAATTTTGCGTTCCATTCGCGTTGGCGGCCGGTGCAGCCACAGTCTTTGTTGAACGTGGCTTTGAACCAGAATTTGAACGCGGCGCTGTTTTCTTTTCCGATGGTTCGTTCAGTCACGTCGCCTATTCCTTTGTCTTCCGGTGTGGCGAATTTACTGAGCGATTTCGCCCAAAACGGCCAGTCGGTATAAGGAATGCCAGCCGGATAAAACGAAGGTTGATAGCCTTCCCTGAGTTTGGAGTAAGCATCTTCTACCGTTCTCATTTCAAGCAGCAGTTATCGCTACATCAAAAGTGCAACTACCAGTCCCCGGAACGGGCCCACCGAAACCAAGGCCGGGATACATTACGAGAGGAACCGAAAATGTTGGTTTCGTGTAATCAGCACCTATGTCTTTATACTTGAAAGCTGGATGTGGGCCTGCCCCCCAAGGGGAAGTATCACCGTCAAGAGCAAATGTAAGTCTTGAGTATCCCGTCGTGCTTCCAAAACAGCCAGATATTGCATCCACTAACACGTAAAAATACCAACCAGCGCCATCCGGTCCGCTCTCTGTGCAGAAAACACCTGCCCGGATATAGGCCGAACCACTATCATTAGAACATTCATTATCAGGTGGGCTCGGGCAGGTGCAGGGAAAAACAATTCCACCGTAACAATTAGATGCACTGGGTCCGGGTATGCTATCAACGTACGACAGCCATTCAAAATAATCGCAAATGGTTAGATCAGGATTAAGCTGATCTGAGTCGTAATCACCGTCTAAAGACCATTCATTGGTCGCGCAACCATCATCAGTGCTAGCAGAAAATGCTACGTGACCATTAAAACGCACAGGATAGAGACTACAATCACCAGTAGGACAGACGCCGGGGCTACAGCACGGACCGCCTGCGAGTTTTAATCGACCGTCTTCATTTCCGGGCACAGCCTCAGCGATGGAGGAAGCGGGTACTCGCCACGACGGAGAGATATGTCGATGCCTAAGCCGCAGATTACTGACATGAACCGACGCAAGATGCCTGTTGAAATCAGGCGTATAAAGGCCTGATCCTCTTCTCGTCCATTTGGACGGCAGCGTTAAGGACATGGCGTGTCGCAGACTTTTTTCCAGACGCGGTTGCCGGTGTCTTTGTCGACGACTAACGCGAAATCGTTGGAGCCATCTGGATCGGCATTTGGCGGGATCCAAAATAATAAGTCGCCACAGAGTTCGTTGCGGCAGGTTACGATAGGCACGTCGCCTGAGTCATCGACTGAAACACTTCCGATCGTAACGTAGGTGGTCGGGAAAGAATCGTCAGGCGTGGACGCTCCGTTGGCAATTGAAACGCTGTCTATATCTTCGCCGGATACGCCGTCGTCGGATTCTGTGGACCAATTGATTTCCAACCAGATTTCATCTCCGTCGGCGACGTCGAGCGTGAATGTGTCGTCGCTCGGCATTCCATCGGGATCTACCGGATCGCCGTTTGGTCCGATCACCACTCCGTCTAATACCAGGACCTTCGGTGCGCCTGGCTCGCTGGCATTGAAGAGCTCAAAGTTGTAATCGTTGAGCGTTTCCTGGTCGCCGAGCTGCCAGGGCGTCATTAGATCGTCTTCGGGCGGGATCTGGTCGGCGCTGCCGTCTGTGGCTGTGCCTGGCAGGACAGACCATGGGATGGCGACCAGTAACGGAAGGCCGGGTTCATCGGCGTCGTTACTGGTGTGCGCGGTGGTCATCATCAGGTTCGCATACAGAAGTTGCGTGACCTGGATTTGGTCGTCGCCGCCGCCTGGGACGTTCAGGATTAAGCCAGGACGTGGGTCCTGCTCTGGATCGGTGATCTCTGCGATGATCTGGTAGAAAAATTCCTGGAACGGATTATCGGGATCATCAGTGTTGATGTTGATGGGATCGGGGTAACCGTCCCAGGCGTCGCCACTCTCGACGTCGATCGCAGTGATGGATTGGTCGTCTGGATCGAGTGTAATCTTGAGCCAGATTTTTTTGCCGATATCAGGGGCGGTAAACCAGCCAGTGGTGCGATCGTCGTCGAGCAGGCCCCAGTCGCTGTTGTCTTCTTCGTAGTCGTTGCGGGATTCGCTGTTGAAGAGATGCGAATTGCTAATGACGCCGAGCTCGAGCGTGCTTCCATTTACCCGGGAGACGACTTGGAACGGGGTTTCGGTGTCGGCGGCTTGTTGCTGGTTGCCGGCGCGTTTGAGGACGTATGTTGTGCCGCCCATGCCTTGCTGCGGCAGGATGTCGGGCGATTCTTTCCCGGTGATGGATCGGCAGTAACGGATGAGCTGAGCGATGACGCTCGCTTTTATTTTGTCGCCGGGGCGCGGCTCGTTTGGGAGTGCGAGAGACATTAAGATTTAACCACGGATTGCACGGATATCACGGATAGTCGGAAAAGCGGCGTCAAGCCGCCGCACTCCAAAGCGCTTCGCGCGAAGAGAGATCATCCGAAGGGATAGATCTCGCTGTCCCAGAAATCGGCGCCGGTCCATTCGCGGGTTTGTTCCCAGTGTGTGCCCTGGCCGCTGATGCGGTCGGCGGTTTTCAAATATTGGTAACCGAAGATCGCGATGCCCGGCGGCGGGGATTGGATCACTCCGCATCGGCTGGCGAATGGCTCAGAAGAAAACCGTAGGGTCTGTCGCGCGACGGGCGCGTAGATTACCCATGAATCCTGGCCACGCGTTACTTTTGCAGCGAAATCCTGGGCGTTGGTACTGAGCGCATCGAATTTCGCGGTGCGTTCAACGGCAGAAGTAGTGGACCTCCATTCTTCAATGGCGTCGAGATCGGCGTTACTGAGAGCACTCGCGCCGCCGGATTGATAACGGGGATGTTGTTCGAGTTTTTTCTGTACCTCCAGCCATTCGACTTCCAAGAGGCCAAAAGGTGCGTCGAGACCGGCGAATGAGAACGGGCCGTATTTGACCACGAGAATACCGCGTCCGCCGGGCGCGCGTTTGAGATTAACTTCATCGACCATACCATCGACGGTGAGCGCGCCTCGAGACGGAGTGGCGGCGGCAAGTAATGAATACTGTCCGTTGTAAGTGCGGACGACGTTTACGCCGTTCTGGGTGTTTTGTAATTCAGGAGAGTTTGGGTCCTCCTGGATTACTGTGGATCCGCGCCAGGTGGCCATGATTAGAATGACGAAGCACGAATGACGAATGACGAATGAGAAACGGCCCACAGGGCCGTGGCTACAGGTTCGTTACGCATACGCGGCGGTAGTTTGATCGGTTGCGGATTTGCCTTTGTTCTTTGCCATGTCCACGAGCTTTTGCGTGTTATCTGCGGTGCGCCGGGCGTAATCCATCATCCTGTTTGCGCCGCCACCAATGAACCCGCCGATCTTTGCCAGGCGATCGCCTTCGGTGAGTTTTGCGCCTTCCGCTGATTGTTTGGCCAGGTCGCTGAGTGAGAATGTGCCGGATCCGGTTCCTCCTGCAGCTTCGCCTTCTTTTTCTTTTAATCCGGTCACGGCATCGGAAAGTTCGCGTGTTTTTTGCACGGCCGGCGCCAGTGAATCGACCAACTTGTTAAAGGCGTCCTGTGCTTCGTGTGGGGCTTCACCAGGTGATTGCGCTGCGCGTTCGGCTAGAATTTCTTTCTGCCGATTTTCGACCATGCGTTTCATCCGATCGGGTTGCAGTACACTCATTACGCCGAAGCTGGGGTGTAGCATCGCTTCCATGCGCGCCTGGACGCCGGCACTCCATTGATTGAGCGGACCTTCGAGGACTTGTTTTATTTGCGGCGTGACTTTCTCGAGGCCGGCCGCGACACCGAGACCGATCAATTCGCCGAGCTTGCCTGCCTTGGCCGCCTCGAATCCGGTAAGAATCATGTCGCCGATCTTTTTGCCGATATCGAGGGCGTCGAAACTTTTGCGGATAGATGTGAGCAGTGCGTTGAGCTGCGGTGCGATCTGCGCGGTGATCCCGACAAAAGTGCTGGCAAGTTTACCTTTGAGTTTTTCCATGGAGAGCGCGAGCTGCGCGAACGCCACGGAATTTTTCTGCTGAACAGTAGCCAACTCGCTGTACGCTTCGGCCGCTTCACGGATGGCATGTGGGTTTGCTGCCAGGGCGAGCATTTCTTTGGCTGAGAAGCGGGAGTAAATTGCGCTGGCGGCGGCGGCCTTGGATTCCTGATCAGCCAATTGGTTAATGGCGAGGCTGACGGCTTCGATTTGATCGATTCCGGATTGTCCTTTCAATGCGTCGATAGAAAGGCCGAGTTGTTCGAATATTTTTTTAGTGGGTTGGCCTTCAGCGTTCACTCCGCCTAACGACTTTTGCAGCATGAAGAGCGCTGATTGCACGCCTTCTGCGTCGCCGCCGACGTCGCGGAATGCTTTTTGCAGAATGACCAGGTCGTGGACGCTTTGCCCTGTTACTCCGGAGAGTTTCTGCAGCGCGAGTCCGCCTTCAGCGACGTCTTTGATTGCGCCAACAAATCCTTCGATTCCTTTGAACGCGCCGAAGCCGATTCCAATGCCGGCGAGCGCGGCGCCGAGTTTGCCGACCGTGCCGGAGATCAAGCCCTCGGCCTGGCGCAACGGCGCGGTGAAGCCGCGGTTATCGAGCGACATCGCGTATGAGAGGACGTTTGGCATTTTATTTTTGAACCACGGATTACACGGATGGTACGGATGGTTAAGAGAAGAGGCTGCTGGTGTCGCGGTAGGTCGCGTAGGGTAGTGCTGCGATGAGATCGAAGGTCATTCGGTAGGCGACGACCTCTGATTGGTTGCCGAGGTCGACCCAGGCGCCTTCTTTGTAGAGTGCGTGTTGGTACGTAACGTCGGCGGGCCAGGTGATACTGCGGACGCGATCACGGACGCAGCTCACCAATTTCAAGAACGCGGTGTCGTTACCGTTTGCCGGCGTGATGAGATGATCGCCCGGTATGAGACGCAGGCCCTTGGCTTTCACCACAAACACTTCAAACGAGATATCAGCGATCGCTGCTTCTTCCGGTGCGTGTTCGTCTGCGACGCGGTTTTTGTCGCCGGCATAATTTAACACCACGCGGAAGGTGCGAGGTTTGTCGGTGAGCCATTCGATGAGCTCGCCGACGTCGCCGGCTACGGAGAGATAGCCTTTTCGCTCACTGATCCAGGAATCAAGATCGTCGCGGAGCGCGATGATGTATTGGTCTGGAGTTAACGGAGCTACTGAAGGCATTTTATTTTTTCTTTCGTCGGGCTGGAAGCGAACTTCCGAAGCGCATCTGGGATTCGTTCAATGCTTTGATCATGGCGCGCTCGACGTAGTTAGGGCCGCGCTGTGGGATATCGTACCGTGCGCAGATGGCGGCGAATAACGCGAAGCCGCGTTTGAGCGGGAGCTCGTAGCGGATAAAGCGATCGGTGAAACTGCCGTACTCATGGGCTAGGACGTCGTAGTAGATGAGTTGCCACCCGATGCCGGCGCCGGCCCCGGATGATGGTCCGGGGCCATCCGAAAATTTTCTTCGTCTTCGGCGGTCTGGAGACCGCCGCTCCTTGATTTACCTCCATGCGGGATGGCGGTTTCCATGGAGCGCGCGATGTGGGTATCGATTTTTTCGGCGAGGCCGTCGAGCTGGCTGAGCGGAATTTTTTTTGCGAATGCGCGGACGTCCTGGTCGAATCCGCGTAAAGGTTCGCACGCGGCTTTGGTTTGCGACGCGGATTTCGACTTAGCCAGGACCATCTCGACTTGCTCGATCGGCAGGCTGAGCACAAACAAGGCGCGCGTAATTTCCATCAGTGGCGCGTCGCTGGCGTTCTTGGTGATGAACGGACTTTTGATTTCTTCCAGGACGACGATGGTGGCGAGGGTGACTTCCTGGAAGCCAGAGCCGTCTGGGAGAAGCGCCGCGGCGGCTTCTTCCGGAATAGAGTCGAGTGCGCGGCGGCGCGCGGATTCGACTGATTGCGCGGTTCGCAAGCGAGACGCTCGCGCTACTTTTGAATTTCCGGGTTTTGCCACGTCATATGGAGGGACCGGAGCCCTAACTTCGGATTGCTGATTTCGGAAAGTTTCATCAGATGACTGCGGCGACGACGTAGACGCTGTCTTTGTAATCGGCGGTGGCGTCGGCTTCAGTGTTCCACGTGCCGTCGGGTGAGCCGGCGCTCTCGAGGATTGAATCGAAAAAGTTTACCAGGCCGGTGTCGTCTTTTGTGGAGAGCGTTTTGTCGTCGACGCCTGCGCCCATCTCGGTCTGGAGCGCGGTGAGAATGTCGGTGATCGAGTTGCTGTCGGGCGTGGTGGTCAGGTCGCCCTGGAAATTCGGGTCCTGGAAATATGCGATGGCAGCTTGTTGCGCGATCGTTTGTAATCCCACCGGACCGTTGGCGATCGCGTTGGACCAGCGATCGGTGAATTGCGGGAAGATCCGGATCGCGGCGAGCGAGTCGACTACGCCGTCGGCGTACTGGTCCACGAATGCGGCCAACAGTTCCTGCTGTGGCTCGACGTCGGCAGTGGCGTCATCGTAAAGCTTGCACAGCTTTCCGAGGACTTTGAAATGGCGAATGTAATTGGCGTCGAGCATCGCTTAATTAAAAGTTCGGGAATTTCGTGGCGCGGATCCGGAGCTTCTGTGTGTCTTTCTGCGCCCAGATTTTTTCGGTCTCAGTGATGATGGTGTTGGCGCGTCCGAACAAGGTGACCAGGTCGCCGCGATTCGGACGAACTGTACTGCTTTGAACGATCACTTCGATTTCGCATTCAAATTTGGTGTTGAAAATAACCAGGGCGACGGGCTCGCCTACGTTGTCCGGGATCTCGACCATCTCGCCAGTAGCCTGGTCGCGAGCTGAGACGACGTAACCGGTGTAAACGCCGTTACTGCCCCACTGGATGGTGTTGTCGCCTCTAATTACCATGGTGTTAAGAAACGGCCCACAGGGCCGTGGCTACAGGGTTAAATATTGGATAGGCTGCCGTCGCCGAGTTTGCTGCGAGCGGTAATGATGCTGGCGGGCGGATGCGCGGGGTCGACGTTTGGATCGAGCTCCAAACTGCCTTTACCGATTTCCATGAGTTGGTCGCGTAGTTTGTCGGCGCGTTTGACCAGGCTGGCAGGCGGTTCTTTGCCGCGGCGAGTGTAGAGCTGGACTGCTGCGAAAACTTTTGCGCTCTCGCGGACGACGGCAGGTACGATCGGGTCAAATGGCGTGGTGTAACGGCCTCCGAGCGCAGCGTGGACTGAATCGCGGGCGTCGAGCTGTAGCTGCGCAAAGACGGCGTCGTCAACGTCGCCATCGGCATCGTCGTCGAGTGCTTCGGTGAGGAAGGGACCTGGGACGATGCCTTTGAGATCGTCGATGGTGAAATAATCAGCCACAGGGAGAAGAAGGAAAGGGCGAGAGGGAGAAACGGAGACACGGCGATGTTTTCGCCGATTCGCCGATTCGCCGGTTCACCGGTTCGGCTCTTAGGCGTCGCCACTGGAGCCATAAGCGAGCTCCGGCAGCCCGTAGCCGGCATTGTAACGGCCGTAAGCCTGATAGAGAAATTCGTGGTGCTTGAAAACGTGATCGTCGCCAGGCTGGTTGAGCGCGACGAGCGCGGTTTCTTTTTCGACCTGGAAAATGAACGGCTTCACCGGGTAACCGGCATCGAACAGGAACCACATATCTTCGGTGTCTGTGCCGGAGAGCTGTGGCCAAACTGTGAAACGGGCGGTGCCTTTGTTGACGTTCGTCACAGCGGCGATCGGCGCGGAGCCAGGAGTGCCGCCAGTGGCCATTTGCTGGATGAAATCGGATTGCAGGATCGTGCGTGCCAGTGATTCGTTTTTGGGCGAAACAACCAGGACCAGATCGCGACCGAGGCCCATGGGGCGGCCTTTGGCGTTCAAGCGCGATTTGATATTGGTGCGCCCGGCTTCGAACGCTTCGGCGCTGAGCACGGCATCCGTGACGTTCGTGAACGGATACTTGGTATCGGGCTCGGCTTTCTTGGTGGTGTCGAAGAAGTTTTTGCCGGTGTAATCTTTTTGGTTGAACCCGTTGGTGAGCAAGCCCGCGACCAGCTCGTCCGGATGTTGCGCGGCTGCGAGGCCCATGGCCTGGAACATGGGATTGTAAATCCCGTAGGCGTCGCGCTCTATATCGGCCTGTTTCACTGACACAGTCGATTCGAACTCGTCGTTCTTGATCGAGTAAGCGTGCGCTGTCAGATTTTGAATCGCGATCTCGCCAATCAACCGACGCATCCCGGGGACGCTCCCGAGCCAGTGATAAATTTCTTCCGCGGCAGCAGAGGTAGTCCGCATGGCGATATCGGGCCACATCGGTTTTGCGCCCTGATACGCTTCGAGATATTGGACCCGGTAACCTTTAAAGAGAGCTGCGATTGTGGCGTTATTAATTTGCATGGCTAATTTTAGAGAGCTGGTGCGAGTGATGTGTCTACCCAAACGCTGTCGCCGTCGTCATCGAGGCCGACCACGAGGCCGGCTTTGATGTGGTTGGTGCCGCCGGTTTTGTTGACGGTGGCGTCGTCTTCGACGTAGCAAGCTTTTCCGATCTCAGCTCCGGTGACTGCGTCGCCGGATGAGTTATCGAATTTGAATGTGCCGCGCTTGATGTTCACGGTCAGATCGCCGTCGCCGCCATCAGTGTTATCGGCGTCCTGGCCAGTCAGGCCGGGACCGGGCTGGCCTTCACAGCGGCCGAGGACCGTGAGACTGGCAGCGTCGGCTGCTGGAACGATCTTGCCATTGGCGTCCGCGGCGGATAGCGCGCCGACGTAAAGTTTTTCGCCGGATGCGACTGGCAGGGCTTCGAGGACCTGGCCGGCGCGTTCGATGGTGTTACGGGATGCGGAGTTGGCCATAAACGTTAAGCGTTAAATTTCTTCCACTGCTCGTCGGAGATACCGAGGTTCCTTTTCACTTCTTCATCGGCGGAATTGCTGACCACGGCGCCGGACTCAGCCGATTGCGTGGCGAACGTGCGGCGTTCCATTGGCACAGTTACGGGCAGCTCGGCGCAGAGCGCTTTGAGCTGGACGTTACTGAGTGCGCCTTCGCCTTCGACTGCGCTTTTCGGAATCACTTTACCCTGGAGCGTGGCTTCCTGGATGATCGACGCGCGCTCTGAGGTCTCGCTGCGTTCTTGGATCTCCTGGACCGTGGTGCTAAGCGTGGTCAATTTCGATTCGAGGTCGCTTACCTTTGCGCTGTTTGCCGAGAAACTGTTTACCTTCTCTTCGAAGGCGCTGAATTTCGTAGCGGCGTCCGCGCCGGTTTTCACTTTGGCGGCGAACGCGGTCAGGCCGGACTTGATCTGGTCGTCGGTGGCGGCTTCGGGATCGAGCCCGAGCATTTCGCAAAGGAGTTGTTTATAGGGATCCATTTTTAAGCGTTGAGGCGGTGAAGCGTTGGAGCGTTTAAGCGGGTCTGTAGAGAAAAGTTCCAGCCCTGGGATTGCTCCGGTTCTGCATACAGCGGCGGAGTGAATGAGTAGCGCTTCACCTTTATTGTTGAGGGCGAGCGTGGGTGAAAGATCGACGTAATGTTTGTTGCCGACGTAATGTTTGCCTTCCGGGGTCCACTCGATCTGATCAAAAATGATTCCTTCACCTGGGACGATTGAAGGGACAGCCATTGCTGCAATCTCTGCCGGTTCTCCACGGTAGCTTTCGCTATCGGGGACGGTGTTATGGTTAAAATCGAGCGCGACGCGGTCGAGGTTTGAAGCTTGCTGGTTTGCAGGTAGGGCGCGAGCAGTGGTCTCGTTGATAACGACGCGACCTTTTGGAGTGGTGTGAGTTCCCCAGGGCGCGACGTTGATCCGGGTTGGGAGATCTGCGCCGGGTTCGACTTCAATTTTAGCGACGGCGCCGAGAGCGACAAGGCCGCGATGCTGCAAAGGACGATCAGTAGATTGCTGATTGCTGATCTTTGATTTCTGATTTTTTGCCACATCGATGCGGGCGATACTGGTGCATCGGTTTCACTCCCTCATGGCGCACAGCGACAATTGCGCGCGTTTGAACGAAGATTTTTAACCGGAGGTTCGGCAGCTTGCCGAACTCGGCAGGCTGGCAGCCTGCCAGCTGAGATAAGCAGGATGCTTATCTTCCTATTTCAACATCGTCGCGATTTTTGCTAGCGCGATCTCATCAATTTTTTTGTGCGCGATCGCGGTAAGCTTTCCATCCAGCACTGGAAAGAACGGCCGTGCCGGGATCCCGCCGCCACGCCCGGTGGATTTACTCGAGCCGAGCTGATGCACGGCCGCATACGGCCGATCGCTGCCGACTGTGACACTGTTGTTTGTAGTGTCGGTGACACGGATGGATTTCCAGAGTGTTCCGCTCTTGCGCAGGATTTGCCATGAGACCGGTTTTTTGCGTGGTGGCCAGGTGGACGGCCGTAAACTCGAATCGGTAAACGCGCGCCTGGTTAATGAGACGAGCTGGAGTCCCATGGCTTCGAGGACCGGCCGGCGATTCTCGACGCGCGCGAGTTTGTGCCGGATGTCCGGGGAGATCTCGTTGCGCTTTAAACGGAATTGAATCGCGGAAGCCATTAGAGAGTCTTCCGACGATTTTCTGCGCACAAGGGTCCGGGTGAAAGTTCTCCGTCGATTTCGACCAGGAAACGCTGTTCGATGCCGTCTTTGAATCGAACAAATATTCGCGCTACATCTTTCTGCCGCGCTTTAATTTTGTAGCCGAGCGCGCCGGCGGGGACGTGAACCGGCAAGTCCGGTATCTTCCCAAAAATAACTTTGACGCCGAAATTTCCGATCTGAATCATACAATTTCAGATTTGCTGGACGTCGCCTTCGCCTCGCTGGATCGCGATCATTTCTTCGGCGTGATCTGGATCCACTCCCAGTTCCATTAATTGATTTCGCGCCTGTGCTTCGGTGATTTTACCATCGCTAAGCGCGCGCAAGATCCTATTGGCTTCTTCTTCAGCGCTCATAACCATTTCTTCTTCTTAAACAACGTGTCGATCGCGTGGGAGATCGGTTTAAAATCCTCATCGGTCCATTGGCGCCAGGGCTGCACCGATTTCTGGATCTTGTGCAACTCAGCCAACATCGCGCCGTCCTCGCTTTTTTGCGCGACGTATTGCGCGTACGCTCGAGCCCAGATTTCCTTGGCGCTCGTAAAGTAGTCTCGCATCTTGTTTGAGATGCCTGGTGATTGATGAATTGCTTTCACCGCTTCGCTGTTCAGCGCAGCATGGCGAAAATGCTCGAGCTCGTGACTCAGCTCACTGGCAAACTCGCCCGGTTTCACGAGCGCCTGGTGATCGAGGAAGTGACCGATTTCGTGAGCGACGGTCATGTGCTGCCACGGACCAGCCTTCTTAACCCCGATCCGGCCTGAATGTCCGGTCGCGGTGTAATAAAGATAAACTCCCAGATGTCGGCCAGCTTTGCTATCGATCGGGATCTTTGGAAGCTGACCGTCGTCGTGAACCGAATCGATGGCATTAAGCGCGCGTCGAACCATCACACTGTGCGCTCCCCGCACCGTGACAGTAATGGCGGAGCTCACTGGCGATTTCCGAGCAAGTGATTCCGCTGGCTCAAGTGGAACTCGAGGCGGCTTGCTGCGCGATCCGGTAATCCAGGACCACACTGTTCGACCATCTCCGATATCGGTATTTTTCGCCCAACGTTCGAACGTGCCCCAGGTTGGCGCGTCATAACGTTGCTTCAAGTCATCCACGGATAGATGAACATTTCCAGGATGCCACTGGAACGCACCTTCTTTGCCAGTCTCGGCCGGCGACGAGACGTCGATGACCTTGCCATCGCGATACAGCCGGCGCGTGGACGTCAGCTCGTCGGCTTCGGGATCGTCCACTAGCACGTTTTGTTTGTCTTTCGGGCGGTCCTCATCTTTTTTTTCTTCGTCGTCTTTATCCGATTCGCTCAGCGGAATCACTGTGCACCTGCAACCCCAGTCCCATGGCGGGAAATGTGTTAGCCAAAACTCGTGATCAGCCGGGAGCACGATGCCATCGAGCGCAGCGTGCGATTCGCGGACCCGATCGTCTTCCATGGTTTTGTATTGCCAGTAGGGAAAGACGTCGCGTTGCCGATCCATGATTTCGTAATCGGCCGCGGCGTACGCAGCGTGACCATGCATTCGCAAAAGTAATTCTGCGCGCCGGTTGGCGGCGTCGATCTGCTTGTCGCGATGTTCCGGGTCGGCGCTTGGATCCACCAGGTAAGGCGAAATGTCGTCGGCGATATCCGATTTCACGTCGTCCCAGTTCGCGCCGGCTGGGAGATCCGCGATGCGGTCGCGGACCGCTTGCATGACGTCCGCGACGCCTTCTAATCCGGTAATGGTAAACGCGCGTGCTTTCAGCTCCGGCAGAAGCTGATCGAACACTTCGCGGGAAACGATCGGTTTCGATTTAATGAAATCGATCGCTTCCTTGTGCGGAACTGGTTCGAATAACAGATCAGGCATTTTTTATCTCTCAGGAAAGCAGGAACGCAGGAAAAAGAATCTTAACCACGGATTTCACGGATGGGCACGGATGACTCATTACAGACTGCTTCTATATTTGGCGCGCATTAGATCGATCGCGAGGCGCTGCTTTTCGCTGAATGAGGTGCGAGAAATGTTCGACTCGATAAATTCTGCTTCCCAGTCGGTCGGGTTAATGTGATCGGCGTCGTCCAGGTCTTTCATAAACTCTGACCGAATTAAATCTTCCGGATGATCTGCGTTTCCTGCGTTCCTGCTTTCCTGAGAGATCATTTTTAATGTTTGCAGAGCAGCGCCGCTTCGCGGTACCGCTGAGCGTTGGTGATTTTGCGGGTGGTGTTACCGTTGTGTCCGGGCACTTCAACCGTGCGCTCCCAAAATTCTTCGTCGGCTTCGACTTTCCGCAGATGCGCGTAAAAGCTCGGCAGATCCAATGTGTAAACGCCAGGCGCGACGTGTGTCACCTGGATGAAGCCGCCCTGGCCAAGTCTGCGCAGGGTCGCGTAACTGAGCCCGATCCCCAGGCTGCGCAGAACTCGCCGCGTGATCCGCACATGCCGATCGCGCGGCCGCGCCACGGCTTTAAAAGTGTTGTCGCCTTGCGGCAACAATTCGTAGACCAAGATTTGACCAGCTTGTTTCGCCGGCAACGGCACGATCTGTTGCGATGGCAACGGCCCGAGCTGGACTTTAACTTCGTTACGGCCTGGGTATGCGAAAACAGGAACTGACCCATTCGAGCCGGCGTCTGACACAGACGCTCTACAATTCATGGTCGGTGACGATGAATTAACGGCCCTTCGCCGAGCTTCGCCGATAGCGCCATTGCGTTTTTGCGCAGCGGCCGACTTGTGGGCGCTCGATTTCATCAGATGAGTTCTAGCTGGCGCTGAGTGACCTCGCGTTTGGCTTTATGGAACCGGCGCATCGCTTCGATCCAATTAACCGCGCGGTAAACGCCCTCGTGCCCTGTAGCGGCAGCCGTGTCGGCTGCGCCGTCGACGAGCTCCACGAATCCCATCTGGTACAGCTCAGTCGTGCGCGGACGGAACGTGAGAATATCAATCCCGGATGATGCCGCGACTTCGCGAGTGGTACCGGGCCCGAATTTCTTCCACGCGTCCCACGCAGCCATCCGGATCCCGGTGAGCCGCTTCTGGAGCGATTCCCAGGTCTCGTTGCGGTAATCGATGGGGTCCATTAGTCGAAAAGTTCGCCGCTCGCTTTGATGTCGCGATTGCCTTCGATCAGCTCGAGCGATCGGAGCCGGGAGAGATAAGTGGAAAACGTTCCGCCGGCGCTGGAGATTTGCGCGCGTTCTCCGATTTCTTCTTTCGTTAGGCTGTTCGGATAAACGTCGTGCAGCGTTTGCAGGATCCGAGCGGCTCCAGAGTTGCCGAGCTTGCCAAGCCAGTACTCGTAAAGCAGCTCGCCAGTCGGCAGCATTTCAAAATTGCCAAGTGCTTCAATTCCTGCGGGCGTGATCCGGACCAGGTTGTCACCGCCAGTGCGGCTCGCACCGCCTTCGATCCAGCCATTGGAACGCGCACGCGATACGTAAGTGCTAAATGTGCCGCCCTTGGAACTAAGACCGGCTCGGACGCCTATCTGACGCTGCGTTAAACCATCCGGCCGTTGCGCCAGCGCGATCATGATTCGACGCAGGCCGCCGGATGGGGCGGTGCCGTTTCTGGGCACGGTTGCCCTATGCGTTGCCCCGGTGACCGGCCTTTTGGGTGAAGTTTCCCTAATTAAAGTTCGCGCCTGCGAGGACGCCGGCGCCAGCACGCCAGAGGCGAGCGCTCCCCGGACTGCTGCGAGCGCTTCGCGGACTGGATGAATTATATCGTCTAGCCGATGTAATAGTTTTTCTATGCGCGCGATCTGCGAATCTTTCAGGACTGACTTCTCGATCGTTTCGACGCGGGTTGCTTTGTGATGCGTCAGCTTCAACAAGGTCTCGCGACGCTCGCGTTCCAGTTCGGCGATCTGTTTCTGCAGTTCTTTCGGATCTTCTTTTTTCGCGCGCTCGATCGTGGCCAGCATTTTGTCGCTGAGATCTTCCAGCTCGACCTGCGAGAGTTGTTTCGGCTCGATCGCTTTCACACCTAATTTCGGCGTGCTCGAGACGTCAGCCGTTTTCTTCGCTGCGATATGGACCGTCTTGGAAATTTGCAGCCATTGCGGGCTCCAGATGTGGCACTCGCCCACTTTCAAATGCGGCAGGATCTCGCGGATATCTTCGTCCACGCCTTTCTCCGCGATCCAGCCCTGGATGGTTTTCCGTTCCTGTGGCCCGGTCATCTGAAAAACGATCAGGCACTCGGTCTGGTTCAGGACGTCTTTGTTGACTGATTGCGGCCGTTGCGAAATTAACGTGGCGCCAATCCCGAAATTGCGACCGAGCTTTAATAGTCGCTCGTACGCGCCGACCATCTTTGCCACGTCGCCGCGGACGTGTTGCGGCACGAACTCTTGCGCTTCTTCGATGAACAGATGGAGCGCGCTGCGCTGCGATTTTTTGCGATGAAAAAGTTGCGTGGCGAAATCGGTGGCGAACTTCCGTTGCTCGGTCATTAAGAAATTCGAAACGTCGACCACGGCAGAGATCGCCTTGTCGACAATCAGATCCGCGATCAACGCGCCGGCGCCGGGCTCCAGTGGAATGTCGCCGTGCAATCCGCCCAGGATCGGAATGTTAAAGGCTTCGCTCCCGCTTTTTAAAACGCGCAAACCCCACCACACTCCGACCGGATCCAGCGCCACTATTTGCGCTTTCGCGTCGAGCATTTCTTCGCACAGCTTCGTCGCGGCATAACTCTTGCCCGATCCGGTCCGCCCGAGAATCCCGAACTTCTGCGTGACCGCATCGATCGGCAGCGAGAGCGAAGATGAAATGGTGAGCTTGCTCAAAACGGATCCTCCCGCGTAAAGCTCGCTTCGCTCGCCACGCGGCCAGCCGCTTCTGACTTCGGCGTTGGGCGTTTGCTTCTGTTCCGCACGGTAAAGACGAGCCGCCATAATTGGTTGGCGTTGGCTTCGTCCAGTTCGCATTTGTATTGCTGCCGGCAGATCTTCGCCGGATACGCGAGATCAAGTCCGGCATCGGCACATGCGGCGCGCAGTTTCATCATGGCGATCCGTTGCGGTTCCTGGGCTGCGCGCAGATGCGTTTCCAGCGCGCGATCGCTTTTGCCTAACAAGTTTTCGAAGTGCGCTCGGAGTAAGAGGTAGTCGGACTGCGTGCATTCACGGAGCGAACTTTTACCGCAGGCGATCAATTGCTGCTCGCGGCGCCAGGATTGGAAGTCCGGCATCTTGCCGGACTCGGCTGGCAGGCTGCCAGCCTGCCGAGTGAAGCTGGAAGCTCCACTTCCGTGAAAACATTCCCGCGCCATGATACAGATCCGTGCTTTTTGCTCGCGCGAGAGCGGTCCGCCTGGCGACGGATATTGCACCCGGCGTTTGTGTAGCCGGTTGCCCCACCTGGTGGTCGGTAATTTAATTGCCGTTGGCATGTGGACTCAAAATGTGCGGCGCTTGAACCGCCAGTCCGGCTTCGGACCGTTTCACGATCCGGTCCGGCAACGGGATCACGTTGCAGATGGTTACCTGTTTGTTCGGGTCCGCGATCTCAGCGCCGAAATCGATGAGCGCCAGTTTCGCGATCGCTTCCCGGAGCGATTGAATGTTTTCGCGAGACGGCGGCGTATCTATCACGATGTTGCCGTGATGATTCTCGGCGTCGTGCCAAACGATGAAGTAGAGAAGGAATTTCATTCCGGGAGAACCACGGATGACACGGATTTCACGGATGGTTTTCCTTTGCGTGGGTCGGTTTTAATGAACGCCTCCAGTTCCGGCGACGCTTCCAGCCTAACGACACGTCCGCTCGGTCCCTCAACTGTGCGAAAATTGCCGGGGCAATCCGGGTGACGCAGTTTGCGGCTCACACGTTTCAGTGGAACACCAATGCGCCAGGCGAACTCACTGGGCGTCTCCGATTCGTGTAAATTCGTGTCCATTCGTGGTTAAGCCGCGCTCCTGGCCTCCTGGATTCCCGATTGACTAACCAGCCGTTGCGGGTCGGCCGGGTCGCGCTTTGGATCGACAAAGAAGACTTCTTTCTGCTCTATGCGCGTACCTATGGCCGCGAGCTGCTCGTTGTTGAGCTGCGCTTTAAGCGCATCTTTATCGACGCTCGTTTTGACAACCAGGTATTGCAGCCAATCCATCGCGCGGATGGCGTCGATCACTTTGCGCCAGGTCCATTTCCTGTTGAGCAGGACCAGCGTGGGGTTGCCGGTGCGAAACCCGAAAAACGCGAACGTGGTCTCGGCGCTTTTCTTTTTCGACGGTAACAGTTCGTCGCGATGTTCCGCGGCGAATTTTTCCGCGCGGATCACGCTGGTCTGGATCTGATCGCTTAGATCGTTAATCCCTTCATCGAAGTCTTTGCGAACCTCGAGTAGTTTTTTGTCGCGTCGCAATTCCAGTCGTTCCTTGACGATCTGTTTGTCGACGATGTCGTTGATCACGCGCTCGAACTCGGCGCGCGACTTAATTTCACTGATGGCTTTTATTCTCATAATTGTTAGGCGTCGAGCGCTCCGCTCCTGACGCGATTTCGTATGTAGTCAATGCGACTCTTGCCGATCGATCTGCTCTCGGATCTGGCGATTAATTCCTCGGCTGCCGGCGTGAGCTTGAAGTCTTTCGCCGAGCGAACGAATTGCGCCCCGACGTTATCGAGCGATTTACCTTCTCGGATCGGTTGATCTGGTTCGGCCTTTAATGGTTCGGGCGTGACAAGAAATATCTTCGTAATTCGCGCAATGTTCTCCGGTTGTTTCCGGGCGAAGAACACGTAGCCGCCGTTGCCCTGGTAAACCTCTTTCGTTGCCTCGGATTCAGCAAAATTGTGCACGCTGTTGAGCACAATGAACGCGAACGCCACGCGCGTTTTTTTGTCGCCGCTCTGGCTCCATCTAAGAGATGCGTCAGAGAAAAGAAAGTTACGAAACGCCAGGATGGGACTGTCTTCGCCCAGGTTCGCGCCTTTGATTACTCCAGCCAGGAATCGATCGACGATGCTCGGATCCACAGCTCGCGCGAACGCCAGCGCACCGACAAATTGCGCGCGACGCAGGCGTGTCTCCTTACTGGAATCCATCGCGCCGCCGATATCGGCAATGTGCCGGCCGTAAACTTCGAGCACCTGCAGCACCTGAGAAACAGTGCTCTTTCTGGTTCGGTTTTTGTCCGGGCCGCAAATCATCATCCCGATCGCGTTCGCGGCTCCGACGTCGCGATAAGGATTCTTGAATCCATGTTGCAATTTGAGCTGATCGGCGATGGATCGCCCGGCGCCGCGATCGACAGTGTCCATCGTTTTCGTGTTGCCTTGCTCGCTCGGGATCCCGCGAGTGACGAGCATCCGCACCGTCACGCCTGATCGCGCGATCGCGGTCAAGCGATGCTGGCCGTCGATCAAATCGCCCCGATCATTAAATGCGATGCCCTGGTGAGTAGCCACCCAGTTGCCGGCACGCATATCGACCTCATAAGCGCGCACGGTCGATTCGCGCAGATTCCGATTGGCGACATTGCGCGCGAGATAACGTTTCGCGAGCTCGGGCGTGATGTCTTCGAATTTGACTGAGATACTGCGGTTTGATTTTGTTTTGTTCATTGGTTCTCCATGTTGGCGTTTACGTGACTCCGTAACAGGCGCTGCAGACGGTTTGTTCCGGATCCAGCCAGTGACAGGGCTGACCGGTGCGAGCGATGCACTTTTTGCAGTTGAGGTCACTGCAGCCGCAGACGCCGCAAAATCCAGTCTTTGGAGTGACCTGGTAGATTCGCTTCTGTTCGAGCCATCGCTCTACGTGTCTTCGACTGCTTACGCGTTTAATTGCGAAGCGCGTTCCGCGAGATAGCTGTTTGCCGTGGCGCGTGATGCCACTGCGATCGCAAACTTCGAAAATTAGAAACTTGGGGAGTTTTTTCATTCTGTGAATTGCCCTCTCCACTTGCGGAGCTGCTCGGCGATGTCGGTGCCATCTGCGGTGCCGACTGGTTGTGGATCCAGAGACGGCGCGCCCTCGCCGCGGCGAGCAAGCTGTGGCTGAGCCCTACCAGTTCGGTTTTTACTCAGCGCCAGTTTCGCCAGGCCGAGATTTTCGTCGAAGGTATCGGGTTGCAGGAAATTTGAGAGACGCAGCGATCCCAGGTTGCGTTTGTCGCGCGCGATCTCGCGCTTTAGATAGCGGATGATTAAATCGCATTGATTGAGCAACGTGGCGGCGTCGTAAACGCAATCGCGCAACCGATCGAACCAAAGCTGACGCGCGAAAAAAAGCTTCGTCACGATCCCGGTGCGTTTGCAGTACCAGTCGTGGAGCTGCGCGATCTTTTTCTCGGTGTCGCTCGCGATCATGTTGAGGGTTGAACGTTGGGTGTTGAGCGTTTCCGCCGCTCACATTCCGCGCGGCATTTCAATGCCTGGCGCCAGGCTTCGCCGCGGCCGAGTGTTTCGATACAGAAAGTTCGATTGCTCGCGCGGCCGTTTGGCAGCCGGCAGTGCACAGAGAAGTAACTTCGCACCGCGCACCGATGATGTTTTTTGGTTCGCACAACGGAGATCCCAACCACGCCGGTGGACGTGCGCGGGTAATTTGGATTAAGACCGCCCTTAACCGCCATGGTTCGTCCTCCTGCCGTCGTCGATGCGATCGGCGCGGCTATCGGCTTCTGCAGTCACTGCAGCGGAAAAAAGATCGATGGTGACTGGCGATCCATCGGCCAGATCGTTCACGCGTTTAATTGTCTCCCTAACGAATGCCAGGTTCCCATACTTCGCGCGATCGGTGAGCAGTTTCACCGCAGACTTGAGGTCGCCGTTCTCGAAGTTCACCCGACGCTCGAGCATCTTCCGCGCATCGCCAGGGTTCACGCCGCGGATGTAGATCCGTTCTGCCAACCGATTTTTTGTGAGCTGTTTCGCTTCTTCGTATGCGCCGAGCTCCAGGCGGCGCCACAGCGTTTCTTTTGCTAACAGGAAAAATTCGCCAGGCGTGCGGTTGATCAGCGTCTTAACCAGGTTCAAACAACGCGGCCCTAGATGGTGCGCTTCTTCGATGAAAATGCCGACACGCGATTCGATGAGCCGTTGCTCGACGCGGGTAAGTCGCTCAACACCGGCCGAAGGAAGATAACGTTCTCCGAGCGCGGCGAGAATCGCGCCGAGCATCGCTGCCGGCGAATCTTTCCATACCACGTTGGCTTCGATCCACAGAAAGCGTTGTCCGTATTTCTGCAGGATCACTTTACGCGCGCTCGATTTGCCTGTGCCGGTGTCGCCGAGCATGAGCACAAACCGCGCAATGCCGCGTTCCTTGATTACCTCCAGCGCCACCCGGGTGAGCTGCACCGTCGGCGACAGGTCCGGATAAAGCTCTTCGTCTTCGCCTTCGTCGTCGCCTAACGATTCAAGCAACGTCCAGACTGCGCGATAATTGGTAAGCTGTTTCTCCAGGTCCAGCTCAGCCAGGTCGCCATCCAGGATGCGCTTGTAAGTTTTGGTGGATCCGAGGCCGGTAAACTTTTTCACCAGGCCGGTATCGCTCAGTTCCTTGGCTACCTGCCAATCGCGCACCTGGCGAGCCAGGTCGCGCAGCTCGAGTGCGTCGGCAGTGTTCAGCGCGTCGAGTGCTGATTCAATTTTCTCCATGTTCAGTCGTTCTCCTTTTTTGTCGTTAGGTCACAAAAGCGATATCGCCGCGCGCGATCGCGTCGTTTTCCAAGCGCGCGATGCGGTCCAGCTCGGTGTCCTCGTTGTAGGGCAGGCGCTCCGCCTGCCTGGCAACCGGTGCGGTTGCCCTACAAATATTCACAGTGCTTGTCTCAATGCGTGATTCGTCGCCGGCGGCGTTACGCACCACGTTCGCGGACGCACCGCGGCTACCTGGCAGCGCGATCGCGCGATATGCTTTGCGACATTGCGCCGTGAATCGGCGCCGCCGCTCGTAGCCGATGCGATCGTCGAACCCGTCGAGCGCGCTGTACTGCGGAACGCGCTCGACTAGTTCCGCAACGCAAATTTGGGAACCTGCCGCCACTCCGGCTCGGAGCGTTCCATCCGTTTTTCGGCGCGCGCCTGATTCGTTATCAAATATCACTGCGCTCTCCGGCGCCGCTGGATCGAAACAACAAATCACGCGGTACCCGCGGCCGAGCTCGGCGAAGATCTCCGGGTTAGTGAAAAAATAACTGCAATCGTTCTCGGCAAACTTACAGCGCACCATACCATCGCGGATCGCGACCTCGCGTTTGACCGGATGAAATATCCACGATTGCGCCGGATCCAATGTGCGCAGCGGCTTGTTATCGTTGACGTGCTCTTTCCATAGCTCGTCCGGGATCCCGCGATACACTTCGCCTTCGCGCGGCTCAGTATTAAGAAACTGTATCGCGTTCGCGATGCGCCGGACCAGTTCGTCGGCGTGCAAAAACCCACATTCTCGCGGATGCTTTTTTCCGGCGCGACACGCTAACCAATCTTTTGTCGCTTTTTCAAATTCGCCGCGGCGCCGACCGACCTGGACCCCGGTGCAGCCCAAAACTTTCTGCAACGAATTAAAAAACGATTCGATCGATTTGGTGTGCGGCGAGTACGACGTGATGCGGCGGACGCCTAACGAGCCAAGCCCGCCGAGGCGCACCGTATGATCCCATTGCCCTGGCGCGATCGGGATGCCATGGATCGCTTTCGCTTCCCAGATGCCGCGCTCCATGCGCTCGCCAAAACGCGGGAGCCCGATCTCGCGATAATCGCGACCGATCCACGCCCAGATATCGTCGGCGCGATACGCGTCGTGCGGCCGGGCGAGTAATTCAAAGCTGAGCCCGCGCTGGCTGCCGACGTCGATGTTCACCAGCAATTGGCCGCGTAAAAGTTTTACGCCGAATTTCTCCGCGCACGGATCGGTACCGTCCGGCTCCCACTCTACAAACCACGGCTGATTCAAAGTCATGTCGTCGCGCTCATCGACGTCGCCTGGGAGAATCGGCCGCTCGACGCCGGCGTTATCGATCCAGGTGAGCGAGCGAGGCTGCGAATACGCGCCGAGAGCGAAATTCTTGTTGCCGCGATGCAACATCTTTGTCTCCGCAGTCACGCGCGCCTGGCGTTTGAGCGTAGGCGTGATGGAATGTTTCGAAGCACGCGGCTTTAAGATGACTTCGGAGATGTGGTCCGGGCATTTATCCGAGTGCGCGAATAGGCGCAGTGCCATGGAAACTGAGATCCGCGTCCCGGTGTTTGGATCGGTTTGCACCACTAGCTTGTGCACTTCGCGCTGATGCTCTTCGTTCAGCTCAGCCAGAGGTTTGCGGCCTGCGATCGGTTTCGGGATCAACCCATCGAACCCGCGCGCGGCGTAGTACTGCCTGTATCGGCACAGTGATGAGACCGCTTCCCCGAGCTCGCGTGCGGCCGCGTTTAGCGACAGGCTGCGTTTGCCGTGCATCAACGCGCCGAACTGCTCGAGTAATTTCTCGCGACGATGCGCTTCGATTAGCTGGGACTCGCTGTAAGAAGGAAGTGAAGCTTCCAGCTTCACTCGACTGGCAGGCTGCCAGCCTGCCGAGTCCGGCAAGATGCCGGACTTCCCAAATTCAAGCGCCGAGCCGCATCGCTCGGTTGTCGGCGCGCAACCGTCCATATGAGCCTGATCATCTTGTATTCCGCCACCAGGCCCGGCCAACGCGTCGCCGGTATCATCAGCGGTTTCGACATCTGTGTAATCCGTGATTCTCATTCAGTGTTTTTTGAAAAAGTTGAAGATCCATCCGCCGGTCGGCGCTTCCTCGGCGGTGCATCCGTGCAGAATTGCCTCCGCCACGATCACGAACCCCGCGCACTCGTGGCAGACGTGACCGCGCTCTTGCGCTGTGATCCGGGCGATATCGTCATCGAAATAACAACCCATCGCGACGTCGCCGCAGACGCAGCAGCGATCTTTTGTATCGCCCACGTAACGGATGCCTAACGAATCGATGTTCATGGGGGCTAATTCAGACAGTGAAAAACCGGTTGCTTCCAACCGGTCCAGCGAAAGGCGATGATCGGAATGTTGAGATCGAGCCGTAGCGATTCGGTGATCCCGGTGCGGACTTTCATCATTCCGCGCTGGACCAGGACCTCGGGCGACACGTAGATCGTTACGGTCTGATGTTCCATTGGATGATGGTCCCTGGTCGCAGCAGGCCCGCGATATCGGCCAGAGATTGCGCTTTTATGGTTTCGGCGAGTAAGCGGTTTCCTTCGCGCAGCACGTACCGCGCGCCCTCGCGATTGATGTACAGAAGATTTCCGCCCACTAAACACTCGGAAGAAGCGAAAGGGTCAGAAGGGAGAACTCTCCCACTTTCGAATTTTTCGTGTGTTTCGTTGGCAATCATTCCGTTGGCTTTTCCCCGCAGATTTTTTTCAGCACGTCGATGTGCGTGCGGATCCACTTCGCGATCTCGGCGACGCCGATGTAGGTTTTGTGAGTCTCCTTGAAGTGCTCCGCGATCTTGGCCTCGATCGCTTCGTCGGCCGTCGCGAAATGGCGGCCTTTGAACGCAAACGCTTCGCCTTTTGCGATGGGATGCGCGTGCGCTGGCGGTTCGGCCGCGCCAAGTGGCCGTTTACCGTCGGCAGACCCGGAATCTATGATTTGCAAGCCCGGCGGCAATTGCGGCGCCGGCACTTTTGCCTTCTTAATTCTTACTTCTGACATCAGATCGCTTCCCGTTTTGCGCGCCGTAGTCGGCGCTCGATTTCTTCCTGCACTTCCGGTGGCCACTTCGCCGAAATGGCGTCTGCCAGGGTGGTTGCTATCTTTCGGCGCGTCTGCTCGGACGCGCGGTCCCATCCGGCAAATTTCCGTTCGTCAATGAGTCCCTTGATTTTGCCGGACCAGAAATCGAACTCTTCCTGGACGTGCTTCGGTTTGCCGCGCGTGCTGATCCAGCCGTTGATGCCCTGGATTGCCATCGCAAGGCTCAGCTCGCCGTTCAGAATGTCCGGCTCGAATTTCGGCTGCGCGTCCTGGTATTTCTTAAACAGGCCGTGAACGTTGCGCGCCAGGTAGAGAAGCTTGCGCGAGATTCCAACCGACTCACAAATGTCTTCTATAGAGCGCGGTTTTCCCGATTGTGTACTTAGTACACGTTCGGGGATTTTGTCCCCCTGTCGCAGGTTTTCAACGCGGCGATCGCGCGCCTCACGGACCGCGTCCTCCAGTAACGGAAAAGCGATATAAGCCAGGGCCGATTTGGTGTAATGCTTCCGCTGGCAAAGCGACGAAAGAATGATGGTGGCTGCCATGGCGTCGCCGTCCTCTCGGACGATGCACGGCACGGTAGGAAAACCGCCCGCGAGCGCGCCGCGGAGCCGGATCCGGCCGTCGAGCAGCTCGTGATCCTTATTAAGGATCAACGGGACGTCGATCCCGCGCGCTTCAACATCGGCGATGATCGGATCCGCGACTTCCGCCGGCGCGAGTGGAATGGCCTTTAAGGTTTCTGAAACTTCGATTTGTTGGGGATCAAGTTGTGTGATTTGCATGTGGTTAAGGCTGTAATTCGAGCCGCTGCTCGAATGGATTGCTGTGCGCCGCGTGCCGATCGAGCATCCGGGCGCATTGCGTCGCGCCTACCCAGGCGGCGACAAGTAAGAGGACGATGATGAGGGTTGTTTTCATGAATTAGCTAGCCGCGTGGGCCGCTTCGGCTTTTACGCGGTCAAAGTGGTAGCTCTCCGCGCCGAGATAGCGCCGGCTGCGCGCGCCCCTAATGCGCTCCCGTTCGCGTGTGCCCAGATTGACCTGGCGCCGGTGCTCTTCGCAGTGATACCCGCTCACCGCCGGCTCCGCGCAGATGATGCACTTATGTTCCGCGTGCTGTTTGATCTGCCACCGGCGTTGACGGGAAACGCTCATGGTTTCAGGAGCTCGCGGAATTGGAGCTGAGCTTTTTCCGCGTTGCGGATTGCGAAGGCCGCGAAAGCGCATTGTTTCGCTTCCGCGCCGGTTAAAATCAGCGAAAGCCCTTCAAGAAGTCGGGCGCGATCTAATGGCTCGAGTGAATCAAATGCTTCGGAAGCTTTAAGCGCGGCAAAACGGAGTCGGTCTTGTTTCTCCGCACGCGTCATATCCCGAGCGCCTCCGAAATTTGCTTACGCACCAACGGGAACCGATTTTGGTTAATCGCCTTGCTCACCGTGGAGCGCGGACGCCGCGGCCGTAGCTTCCGGGCCAGCGTTTTGATGGTGATCCCTTCGCGAACCAGCGCGATCTTCGCGCGCTGCGTGAATGTTTTTTCTTGCGCCCTTGCCTTCTTGGTCTTAATCGTGTTCACGAATGTGCACCTAGTAAACGTTGACAAAGTAGACACGTCAACAGAAAAAGTGAACGAAAGTGAAAATTTCTCGGAGCGCCTGAAACGGTGGCGCGCAAAGCATAAATTCACGCAACCAGACGCCGCGAAGGCGCTCGACATAGGGAGAAGTTATTATTCCGAGCTGGAAAACGGCCGCGAGCCTGGCCGATTTCTTAAATCAAAGTTCGAGCTGATCGAGCACGAGCCCGTTCACATAGTCAACGAACACTTGTCGGAAAAGGCTGCACGAGTTCGCGAAGAAGCTCTCGCCGCACACGGCTTACGATCTCAACCGATCGTGCGCGACGACCGCCGGCTATTGGTGCGGAAGATCCCGCTCATCGGCTGGGCTCAGGCCGGCGCCGCGGTGAACTTCGAGGACGTCGTAGAATGGGAAGACGCTGTCTCTGTTGAAATCAACGATCCGCGCGCGATCGCAGTGCGCGTCCGCGGCGATTCCATGTCGCCGGAAATTGTAGAGGGCGATATCGTTGTCCTGGCGTGCAGTGATCGCGTGGAAGACGAAAACACCGTCTGCGCACGCCTCCGTGACGAAGGCGTCGTTTTGAAGCGACTAAAAATCGTGGATCCAGTCGGTCGATTATTCCGGTTGATCAGCGTCAACCCCGCCTACCGGCCGATGGACCGCCGCGAAGAGCAATTTCTTTGGATCTATCCCGTTGACCAGGTCATCAAGAAAGTGAGGCACACATGAAAACCACCCTATTATATGTATGCGCTGCGATTCTGGCTGTAGCGTCCGCTGTCTCAGCGGATGACATTAAGCTAGCGGATGGCAAAACCGTTTACCACAACGCAAAGATCACCAGTTCGGACGCGGCGAGCGTGACGATTAAGCATTCGACTGGCATTGCGCATGTTCCCATCCCTGACCTGCCGCACGAACTGCGCGCACAATTCAATTACGATCCAGGGAAAGCGCAGGAATTGCTGACAGCGCAACAAAAAGCGGCGGCAAGCGAGAACATAAAACAGATCGTTAAACAAATGGACAACGCGCAACCGCGCGAGCATTTGAACGGGAAGATCCTCCAGATCTCAAGCGAAGGCGTGTTGCTGCACATACTCGGCAAAGATCAGCCGATCATTATCCGGCACGTGGATACCGGAAATCACGTCGACGGCGATAATGTTTCGATCGACGCCGTGCCAGCGGGAACGTTTCAGTACGTGAACGCAGCCGGATCTACGAGCACGATCAGAGCGTACGACGCCGGTCCGTAATGACTAAAGGGGAACCCCCGAAAGAGGGAGGCGAAATAATAAGGGTGGCGCTTGACCGGTGCACGCCCGTCGCGAGATTGTCTTGAGACCATGAATGGATTTTTTACCGATTTCCTTGCTCCGTCTGGCTCCATGCTGATTGGAGCTGGCGCAGCGTTTAACATTTCGGGTGAATATTTCTTGTACAATCGATCTGCCAACGGAGATTTGGCCGATGCTAGAGCTATTCGACAGGACTTCGCTGTCGTAGGTCAAGATATCGCGCGGGAACTGGTGACTGAATCGGCAAAAACTATCGCTGATTCGTGAGCTCGGATCAGCGGCTGGAAAAGCAAGTCCGAAAGCAGTTTCCTGGTTTACTCAATAATCTGCCAGGCGATAAGAAAAAGCAGATTCTCGACTTTCTCCAAACGCAACCGCTAGAGATCGAACAAGCCGCTGCCTCGATTGTACAAACCTCAATAAGATCGACAACCAGTCCGGTCCCGCCCGCGGAGCTGCTCGATGGATACAACCGGGCTATTCCTGACGGCGCTAACAGATTGTTTACGCTGGTAGAGAATCAATCTGCGCATCGGCAGAAATTGGAAAGTGAAACAATTACCATCCAGAACAGGGTCACTGTCCGTGGCCAGTATTTCGCTTTCGTGCTAGCGCTTTTACTGACGGCGGTTGCCGGCTATTTTGGCTATTGCGGTCAGGAGTGGCTCGCTGGAACCATTTTCACTACGACCATCGCAGGAGTGGCGGCACTATTTTTGGCGGGACGCCAGGCGCAAAAACGCAATCTCGACGCCAAGGCGCCACGGCGCCGATAACAGTGGCACACTTGGCGCTGCGCTAAACTTCTTGTTTTAATCAGGCGCAATTGTCGCTGTGCGCCATGCAGTTTTGACCGACGGGTGCATAGCCTGCGCGCATGAAACGATTCGCGCGGCCGCTTTCTCTTTTACTCTTTGCTGCCTTTACCGCTGTCACCATCTCGCTCTACGGCGGCACGGCCACCTTGCCGTCATCGCCGGTGCTGATCTCGGATCACAATCCCGGCAACGGCACGAACGAGATCCAGACCATCACGTTCGATAACAATATTACCGGTGGAAAGTTCACCCTGGTATTCGACGGGCGCACCACGCAATACATAGATTGGAGCGCTACCACCAACACCATCCTCGCCAATATCCAGGCGGCGTTGCGCGCAGTGTGGCCACTCAGCACCGATGGCGTAGCAGTCGCCGCGGGAACAATCAGCGGCGGTCATGGCACCGTGACCGTGACGTTCTCTGGTAACAAAGTGGCAAAACTCGATGTGCCATTAATCTCCGTAGGCACGAATAAGCTTACCGGTAGCACGCACACGATCGGCATCGCTACCACCACTGCCGGCGTAACCGCAGACGGCCGCAATTCCGCTGCCGGCACGCTGTTAATTAATCATGTCACCGGCAAAACATATTTCACTAATTTGCCAGGGCCGAACGTGAACTGGCGCGGCTTGATCGAAGCGCCGACGCCTACACCTACACCCACGCCTACGCCGTCGGCCACATACACGCCCACAGCCACGCCTACGCCTACCGCGACGTACACGCCCACACCGACGCCTACTCCGTAACGGATGAGAATGTTTCGCGACCGGGAGCAACGGACCCGAATCCTTTTGGACGGGCTGATGGCGCTATTAGTTATAGGGTTCATCGCGATCGCTTCCGGCGTGTGGATTCTTGGCAATCAGATTCGATTGCTATCGAAGCAGCAAGCCGAGTACCGCGTCACAACTGAAGCAGCCGAGGTCGAGTTCCTCGGGTACGCACGCGCTGCAAACGAACGCTGGGAAGCGCTGCAGAATTACAACCCGAAGCTGGCCGTGCCGCGCATCGTTCCAGCCACGGACGGCGCCAGAAATACCACGCCGCGATTGATAGTCCCTCCGGCGCCGAGCATGGAGAGTCTTTCGCCCACGCCTTCCCCTGCGCCTTCGGTTACGCCAGAGCCGCGTGCTCAAAAAAAAATTCACACCCGGACAGTGGTCCGCTACCGGACACGACCGACACCGAAACCTTGGTATCGAATGTTTGAATCCACTCGTTGATGCGATGCCATCTGTTAATTTTCTTCGCTCAAGTTCCGTCGCCGACTACGGCAGAATTTCTCGGCGTCGTGGGGACACTGATGCTGCTGGCCACGGCCATTTCAACGTACTACACCATCCTGGCCAATCGGCGCAGAGCACTGGAGCCGAGCGAGCCGCAACGCCGGATCCTGCCGCAACCGCTCTCGGTGCGACAAGAGGACGAGCCGGTGCTTCACCGGGAGTTCGCTTCGTTTTGCAAGGAAGTGGAAAAGGAATTTCGACGTATCGAAGACGACGCAAAGGACCGACGCGAAGAGACGAGGGAACAATTTTCGACCGTGTACGAAAAGATGGACGAACAATCGCGATCCCTGAACCAGACCATTCAGAATATGTCGAAAGATTTACATCGTGCGGTGGGCGTGCTGGAAGGAAAGACCAATTCGAAATCCCATCAGTGAAATCCGTGTAATCCGTGGTTAAAAACCTATGACCGAAAAAGACCAACAGGAGAGAAGAGAAGAAGTCCGGCGAAACGTGCGCGGTTATCTCGCGGAGCGGCCGGGCCTGGCATTTCACATCCGCACCATTGCGCGATCGCCGTACGTGCAAGCCACACTCGAGGAAGTGGAAGCCGCTATTAACGTTTTGGTTTCCATGGGCCAGGCGGAACAACAAAAAGATCAGCTCGGCGCCACGCCGTACTACAAGGCCACCGGCGCCGGCATTTTGGCACACGAACGGGGAGAGTGACCACGGATGGCACGGATCTCACAGATATCTAAGAGTGGGCCTGGCTTCCTGTTCGTGCTCCTGCTCATGCTGCTGATCGGATTCCTGTTATTTGGTTGCGCGCTATGAATAACACCATCCTATATCTCGAAGGCGCGCTTTACACGCTCATCGCTGTGGGCGGGCCGTTGATTGAAACGCTCGGGAGCGATCGACCGCTCACCAGTCGCACGCTTGTCCTGGTGGCGGTCACTTCCATTGTTTCCGGTGCAAACGCGCTGAAAGCATTTCTATCGACGTCATTTTCGCGCGCTACCGGGGATGCTGTCCTGGTGCGCGATACCCCGCCGCCTTCGTCGGAAACCGCTTACCACATCCCATGACCGATGATAACGATAAACGCGATTGGTATGCCGGCCAGGCGCTCACCGGAATGCTGGTGGGCGACAAGCCAGGGTTGGAAGTTTACACGCCCGAAGGCTACGCCAAGCGCGCGTTCGATATCGCCGATGCAGTGATGGCAGAGCGCGCGAAGCGCTACGCCGATACAGCAAATCAAGAATAAGAAAACGCCCAACGCTCAACGTCCAACGCCCAACATCGAATGATGAAAATAGTCTTTTGCACCACTTGTAGGAACCGGGTGGAGCATCTGAAAAAGACTCTGCCGCAAAATCTAAAGGACAACCCGAACTCGCATTTCGTGGTACTGGATTACGGCGACTCAAGGAAGCTCACTCATGTCTTTGAGTCGCTGAAGTCCAGTAGATTATCGATCTACCGGTTTGAATCCGATCGCTTCCACATGGCGCACGCGAAGAACATGGCTGCGCGACTGGCGATCAGAAAAGGCGCAGACGTACTTGTGACACTCGACGCCGACAATTTCACAGGCAAAGGATTTGAAGACTTTATCAGGCAAGCCATGACGAAGGAGGCAGGAATCTTCCTGTGTCCATTGGCGATAGGGCGAGGCCATCATTCGATCCGGATCAGGCCGCGAGGCGTAGCTGGACGATTGGCGGTTAGAGCGCAGGACTTTTTAAAATTAGGTGGCTACGACGAGCATTACGATACGTGGCGCGGAGAGGATGTTGATTTGGTCCACCGTCTCCGGCGAATCGGACTGCATCCCCGTCCTATTGATCGGAAGTATCTTGACTGCATCACGCACATGGCTGGTCTGCGGTTTAAAGAGTACCCGCACGCGCGTGAATTGTATGAAAACGATCGGGTAGTAGCCGGAATCAGCGACGAGAAGCATACGGTTGTCAATTACGGTAAGATCGGTTGCGGAACGGTAGCCAGAGGGAACGGGACTCTTATTCGGCTAGGCCCGGTTCCCACCCGTGTTTTCGGGATTGGCTACCAGCGAACTGGAACGACAAGCCTGGCAAAAGCGTTTGAGATTTTCGGATTTGATAGCTTCCACTTCGAGAGCGGCAATAAGGCCAGGGACATTTATGACGAGATGCTGGCGTCTGGAAGATCGACGACGCTGGAGCGCTACTACGCTTTGTGCGATTCGCCGATCCCCTTGCTTTACAAGCAATTGGATAAGGCATACCCAGGCTCGAAGTTCATCCTGACTGTCCGCCACGAGCAACGCTGGTTGGACAGTGTGGCGTGGCTGTTCTCAGATAAGAATCCCGATCGTTGGACATGGGACAGATGGCCGATAAGCAATCGACTCCACCAAGCACTCTACGGGTGCACTGGCTTTAATGCGAAGGCCATGTTCCACAGTTATCGAAAGCACAACGAGGAAGTGGCTAGATACTTCAGTCATCGCCCTCACGATTTGTTGGTCATGGATCCCGAGCGACCGTCGTGGGAATGGCTTGCTGGGTTTCTGGGTCAGCCGGTTCCAAACATTCCCTATCCGTGGAAAGGCCAAAGACCATGAACGATAATTTCAAGCTCGCGCTGAAATTCGTGATGGATCACGAGTGCGTGTTCGGGAAGGGCCACTACGGCGACATGGCGCATGTGATCTGCGAAGACGTCAGCGGCGATAGCGGTGGTCTCACTAAATTCGGGATCGATCAGGCCAGCCATCCGCAGATTAACATCCGCGCGCTCGATTACTCGCAAGCAGCGCAGATTTATCGTGATAACGAGTGGACCCGATGCCGCTGCGACGAGCTGCCGGATGGTTACGATATCGCGGTGTTCGATATCGCTGTGAACAATGGCATGGGCACGGCCGTGAAGCTTTTACAGCAAGCGTTGAACAAAGCCGGCGCCGAGCCGCCGCTTCAAGTGGATGGGTTTATCGGCGCAAAAACCATCGCCGCGGCGAAACGCATCGGCGACGCCGGCCTCACCCCGCTGCTCCAGGCAAGGTTGCAGCGGTACTACGACATCGTCCACGCGCATCCGTCGCAAAAAAAATTCCTGAACGGCTGGATCGATCGTAACCACGATCTCACCCGCGCCGTTGCAGCCAACCCATCTGTGCAATCCGCGTAATCCGTGGTCGCAATTCTTGACAAATGGAGAACGAAGAAAAACCAGACCGTGAAGGCGTAGGCAAAATCGCCCGGCTGCCATCGAAGATCCGCGAAGAACTGAATCTCCGGATATTCGAAAACCAGTACGGCTCGCAAATTCTACCCTGGCTAAACGCGCAGCCGGAAGTCGCCGCGATCGTGGGCCAATTTTTTAACGGCCATCCCGTTTCCGAAAACAATCTCAGTGAATACAAGAGGAACGCCTACCAGAAATGGAAAGAACGCCGCGAACGCGTGGGGCACCTTAAAACGCTTAGCGAATATGCGTTTGATCTCGCGAAAGCTGGCGGAGGCTCGATATCGGAAGGCGGGGCCGCGATCGCGGGAGGTAAAATACTCGAGCTGCTCGAAGGCGCCACCGACGCGCGAGTCGAAGCGCTGATCGATTCCCTGGTGTCTCTACGCCACGCCGAGATCGCAGGCCAAAAGATTAAACAAAAAGAAGTCGAGCTGAAACAGCGCGATCGATCGCTCCAGCTCGAGGAAAAGAAATTCCAGCGCCAGACCGCCGAGCTTTTTTTGAAATGGCACGACGACAAACGCATCCGCGATATCGCCGAAGGCAAAGAAAAGAAAGACGTCAAGATGGACAAACTGGTCCAGCTCGTCTTCGGAGAACCGTCCAAATGAAATTGCGCAATAAAAGAGCGTGCGGTCGGCTAGTCGGCCACTTAACGAGCGCTGCAAACTCCAATGTGATGTGAACTCGTGCCACACGCTCTCTCCCTTTTATGGCTGACAACACCGGGCTCATTCAATTCCGCCCGTACCAGCGCGAAGCTTTCTGGTCTGATCTCGGGCTGATGTTCCTGCTCTGGCGCCGGCAGGCCGGCAAATCGCGCACCCTCGGCGCGAAAGGACTCCGGCGTATGATGCAGATCCGCGGGCTCTCGATCTTCTTTGTGAGCGCCGCGATCCGGCTCGGCATGGAAAACATCCGCAAAGAATCCGAGCTCTGGATGGAAATGTTGACCGCGTTCAAAACCGCGGCTGCAGATTCGAAAATGATCCTCGATTCAAACGCGGAAGGTCTCGATATCGACGCGGTGTGCGATTTGTTCGAGCACCAAAAGCTGGAGACAAAACTTTGGCACGATCGCACCAGTTATTCGCGTTCGATCGTCATCGCGCCGAACCCGGACACCGCAGTCGGGTGGACCGGCGACGTGATGATGGATGAAGTCGGCCGTATGCCGGAGTTCAAGGACGTGATGGAAGCCGTGGAGCCCATCATGTCGTCAAACCCGCAATTTCGTTGGACCATGGCCAGCACTCCGCCGCCCGATGACGCGCATTACTCGTGGGAATTGATCGTCCCGCCGGTAGAAGAGTTTCCAGTCGATCCTAAAGGCAACTGGTATCGCGCCGCTGCCGATAAAAGCGCCGGGATAGATGTGCACCGCGTCGACGCCTGGGACGCGTTCGCCGCCGGCCAGCCGATGTATCATCCGCGCACCAAGGAACCGATCACGCCCGAGGAACATCGCAAACTGGCATTCGATAAAGCCGCCTGGGACCGCAACTACGCGCTGCGATTCATTGCCGGCGGCACCGCCGCCGTCCCGCTCCAGGCAATTCACCAGGCCATGATCCGCGGTAAGCATCTCGGCGTCTGCGCCGCAATCAGCGAGGAAATCGCGGCGTAAATGATTATCCGAATCGAGCTAAACGGTCAGTCCGAAGAAGTCGTCAAAGAAATGCAACGCGTGAACGGCTGCGGAGCCGGTCAACTTGTCGGACGCGCGCTGGCTTTAAAGAAAGGCGTCGATCAACTCTACCGCGAAGGCTTTCGCAAGCTCACTCTCGTAAACGAGAAAACCAAGGAAGTGAAAGTTATCGAGGGATACGAGCCGTGAGATTCCGCAAGATCAATATCGCGGATGTCTGGCCACCAGGAGCGTGGGACCTATTCGGCGCCGGCTCGATCGGCGGCGGCATGGACGTCGCGACAACGACCAAAGCGAAATCGAATCCCAGCTCCATCGCGTTCACGGAAAAGGTCGGGCTCGATTTTATCGTGCGAGCGGTGATCCGGTTTAAAACGGACGACCCCGCTATCAGCGAAGCGATCCTGGTTTACGCGCTCGATCGATTACGTGAACGCGAAAAACGGCTCCGTAAATTCTGCATCGACGCCACGAACGAAAGATTTTTTGCCGCTAACCTGGCCACGAAACTCGCCGGCCGCGTCTGGGTCGAGCCGGTCGTCTCCAGCGAGACCATGGAATATCTCGGCGAGAAAATGACGGTGAAAAGCTATCTCGGTAATCTGTTCGTGAACACGATCACCGACGGCCACCTGCTTTTACCCGAAGCCAGTTGGCTCCGCGATGATATTCGCCAGGTCAAAGAAGACCGCGGCACGTTCGTCGCCGAGCCCGACGAAGAAGGCAATCACGCTGATTGCTTCGACGGTATCAAACAATCGTTGCACGCGTTGATCAGCGGCGCCGGTCCCGCCAACGCCAGCGCCGCGCAAGTAGGAAATTTCGGGGGAACACAAAAGCCGCTCCGGGAAGGAATCAAAAACCCGTTCGCTAAATTATTCGAAAGAAGAGGTTCAAGGTGATACACACGCTTTTGTCTTCGTCGTTCGTCATTCGTCATTCCAAGCCATGCCAACCTTAGCTGAACGAATAGCTGGAATCATTCCGGAGCGTATACGTAACGCGCTCGCGACCGTTATCCCAACGCGACGCGTCACAATTTATTCGGAGCGTTACGCGCCGCTCGTCGGCGTTGAAACCATCGACGCGGACCGGATCCATTCGATCCTCGAAGGCGCGCAAGGCGGCGATACCCGAGATCTATTCGCGCTGTACCGCGAAATTGTTTTAACCGACTCCCATCTCCAGTCCGAGTTCGGCAAACGCAAGCTCGCTGTCCTGGGCGACGTGGTCAGCGTTCATCCCAAGGACAAGAAAAACACGGACGACGTGAAAGCAGCCGACGCCGTCCGTGCTGTTATTGAATCGGACGACCTGTTTGAGTCGCAAATTGGTCCGTTCACCGTTGTGGTGAATGATTTTCTTTCGGCGTGCGTCCATTTGCTCGAATCGTCGCTGTGGCCGGTCACGCTTTTAGAAAAGGTTTACAAGCCCAGCACAAAGCCTGGGCTCCGTTACGAGATCGCGGAGCTCGTGCCGGTCCCGGAACAGTTGCTCGATTATGTGATTGGCCGGATGCGGATCCGGGAAACCAATCCGGAGACTGGGTCGGTAGGCGGAGGTTTTATCGAGGTTGACCCCACCAATTACATTGTACATCGCGCGCATACGTTGACGACGCCCGATTTCCGCGGCGGTCCGATGCGCTCCCTGATGATGTGGTGGATGCTCACCACGTTCAGCCGCGATTGGTGGGCCCGGTTTCTGGATAAATATGGGTCGCCGTTCCTGGTCGGGAAATATCCGCAAGGCGATGACGCCAGCCGTCGCATCCTGGAGCGCGCGTTTCAATGGGCAGTGAAGATCGGAGGTCTCGTGGTCTCGACGCAGACCGAAATCGAGATGCAACAAGCCACCGCTGGAGCGGCCGGCGACGCTTATGAGAAGTTTTTTACCATCGCGCAGCGCGAAAAATCGAAGTTGATCGTCGGCCAGGCGTCCGCTGAACAGCGCAGTAGCGGCCTCGGCTCCGGAATTTCGCAGCAACAAGAGAATGTCCGCGACGATATCCGGCAATGGGATGCCAAACGGCTCGCTTCAACTTTGCGTTCTCAGCTTTTCCGCCAGTACTTGGATATCAACGGCTTCAAAGGCGCCGTGCCATCAATCGTTTGGGGCGCTGAATCCATCGAGGCCGCGAAAACAAAGGCTGAAATTCTCTCAAACCTGAAAAATGCCGGCATCGAAGCGACCGACGATGGTGTGACTACTATCAGTGAAGCCCTCGGCATCGGACTGCAACGCTCGGCGCCGCCGGAACCAATCGAGCCTCCTGATCCATCCAGAGAACCCGGCGATCGCCTCCGCAAACTGTCTTTGTCGACCGACCCGACGCGCGCAATTTCGGCCAATGATCACATTGCCGCGGAAGCTTCTCCGGACCTCGCGCGAGCGTTTCGCGGTAGCCTCGCGCCCGTCCGGCGGATCATCGTCGAAAGCCGTTCGGCACACGAATGCGAGACCAGGCTCCGTGAATTTTATGCCGATTGGCCCGCCTCCAAAATCCAGACTCTCATCGGTCAGGCTCTCGTCGCTCAAGCAGCCAACGCCACCCATTCCACTCATTTGCATCACAGCCATTCCTGAGACCAATTAGCACTCAGGTAATGCCCTCTAGCACCTATTCCAATCCTTCCTCGTGGTCTCACTGATCATGTGGTCAAAGCGTGCCACGGATCAAACCCGGGGCCGCTTCACTCCGCTCAACATGACAATTATTTGAATCCAATTCGCGAGCCGGGTGCATCCAACTTTCAAAACCGATCATGAACAATCAACAACCAACAGACAAAGCGGGAAATCCGCGGCGTCTTACAATTATGAAAAACGATCACACATTATACGGGATCCTGGCTGGCTCGGAAGAGAAAGGGCGTGGCGCGATGGAAACAGCGGTGTTTGCCTCATGTATTTTGAGTATCGCTGCGGCGATCTTCCAGTTCATCGGGCAACCGACGCCAGATC